ATGGAAGGTGTAGGAGTTGAGTGAGTCGAGCGGTCGAAAGACAAGGCATGGAATGCCCGACTCAGACACTATAGTTACCACCGCTGGAGAGAATGCATTAACATAAAGGAATTTTATATGGGAAGTCTTTTTGAAAGAAGTACTCGTAAGTGGGCTGGTGGTGTAAAAACTACAACCACTATTAATAAGAAAACTGGTAAGGTTTCTCATGCTCGTTCTGTTAAGAATCCAATTACTGGTAAGAGCAGACGAAGCAAATAAGTTTTAATGTCTATGGTCGGAAAACTTCAGTGTTCACCTGGATAATGCACAGTCAATGGTGTCAATGGTTGCAACTAAACACTACACTGTTATGCCAAACGAAAACAGAGTAAACAGTGCGCACTGCCTCTGTATAAGAATGGCTGTTAAAAGCAAAAGGCAGTAGGGTTATTACTGTCCATAACGACCTCCCTAACTTATTGATTATACTAAAGTTTTTTGACTTTACTTTTTCAGAAAACTTTAGTATAATGGATATATAGATTGATGAATTAATGGGGGCATAGCCTCATTAGAATAAGTGTCGTGAGACACCCAAAGCAGAATCCTCCTACAGGACTGCGCTTAGAAATAAGTTCATCTATGCAAGCTTGCTCACTGGGGCGACCCAGCGTTCACTAATAAAACTGGTGGATGTAACTGCGAAGTAAGTGTTGTGGAAAGAATGTCTGTTCATGTTCCCGAAAGGGCAAGACAGGCAGACAGAGAGTAACGAGTGGTGTCGACCTCACAACAAAACCAACTTACGAACAGGTATGAGAAAGAGTAGTGGTTGTATCCGAGAGGTTGCACTTAAGGGTTATACTGCAGTTTTAGTGGTTTGTGGTAATTTAAAGATCACCATGAATCGCGAAGAACGACTTAGTAGTCCGCAAGACGAAGAGTACTTGGTGTGTTGTATTGGGTGAAGCAAAACTTCATTCATCAACTGAGGCAGCACATCATCGTAGGTTGCGACGTTGCTTAACGGTAAAGCAACACCATTGTAAGGTGTAGATTGCAGGTTCGATTCCTGCCATTGCAAATAAAAATGCAAAGTCTGCCTCGGTTGTTAGTGAAAGGTATCTAATGCTTGAGTGGCAACACAATCAAGCCTGTCGTAACTCGCAAGGTGAAAGCAGTTTATAAATGAAGTTTCGTAGCGGTGTAGCAACTGTTAATGGCTCGCAAGGTCAACGGAAGTGAGAGTGTAGAATATCTAACAACGTCAAGTCGACTGCCTGACTTAAAACGGCGATACTGTTGGTGTACTAGAATACATAGCAATATGGTTTTAGTGGATATCAAAAGAAGGTAGACTCGCAAGGTTTACTATAATGTTTGAAGTGCCAACATAAAGGGTGTAATCTCAACCCTAAGCATTATAAGAGCGCAACTCGTTTGCGCTCTTTGTTTCTTGGGTAGCGAGCAGCATTGGTGACTGCAGCTGACTGTAAATCAGCCGCCTCTGGCATACGGGGTTCGACTCCCTGGCTACCCACCATTTATTATATAAAAGCACATACAGCGGAGCGAACATAGAAAACAATGAATCAATAGTTGTTTTCAATACCGACTGAATCCTAAGTTGAGTGCGGATTCTATAGTGTGTGCTTCTATATGATAAAATGGGACCATAACTCAATTGGTAGAGTAACTGGCTTTTAACCAGTAAGTTGTGAGTTCGAGCCTCACTGGTCTCACCAATTTGCTCCTTTAGCTTAATGGTCAAAGCGTCGAACTCATAATTCGCGGAGTGTAGGTTCGAATCCTACAGGGAGCACCATATTAATGTTTTATTAAAATCGTTTAATGAGTCATAAATAAATGACACACTAAACGGTGTGACAATGTTAGGTAACAAAGGTAACAATAATGAAGAATGTAATTTTAGGTTTGGCTGTTAGCGCAGCATTGACAGTTTCTTCAGCAGCAGTTGCAGAAACATCATATTATGAAGGTTTCGATTTTGCTGAAAAACAAAAATTGAATACTGCTGCTACAGCAGACGTTGCAGAAAAGCATGATGTATATGGTGCTTTTGCTGGTGTAAAGAGTGGTAAATTGTCACTTGAAGGTCGCATGGAAGATGAAGTTGTTCATGATCCAGCAGGACATCAAGGGTTGTTCCAAGGTAAGGCAGCTCTTGATGTTGTAACAGTAGCAGGTGTAACACCTTTCGTTTCTGGTGCGGTTGGTTACAAGAGCAAACAAACTATCAATTTCGACTATTATGTTGTTGAAGGTGGTTTGAAATATAACGTTGCAAATCTTGTTGATCTTAAGTTAGCAAGTCGTCTTCGTTCTCCATTTGGCGAAAAGCATGAACACGAAGTAGGTTCAGATCTTTATCGTACTGTAGAAAATAGCGTGTCAGCTTCTGTTAAGTTGCCAGCTAAAAACGCAGTAGTTGTTAAGTACGCACGTGAGCGTGGCGATAGCAATTACAATACTTGGTTGGTTGGTGTAACCCACTCATTCAAGTAATCCCATAAGACTATGGAATAGAAGTCAAGTGGGATTTAATTCCCATTTGATTTTTTTTATTAATAGATTTCTCGGTGTAGCACAGTCTGGTAGTGCGTCTGCTTTGGGAGCAGAAGGTCGTGAGTTCAAATCCCACCATCGAGACCAGTTTTCGCGAGTGTGGCGTAATTGGTAGCCGCATCTGACTTAAAATCAGACGCCGAAAGGTTTGTGGGTTCGAGTCCCACCACTCGCACCAACTACGCCTCGCTCGTATAATGGCATTACCTTGGTCTCCAAAACCAATGATGGGAGTTCGATTCTCTCGCGAGGTGCCAAGTTTTTACAATGCGGGTGAAGTGTTTTTGGTTACACGTCTGCCTTCCAAGCAGAAATAGACGAGTTCGACTCTCGCCTCCCGCTCCAATTTTCGGATGGTTGTCAGAGTGGTCTAATGACGCTGTTTGCTAAACAGATGGTCCCAATGGGGCGCATAGGTTCGAATCCTATACCATCCGCCAAATTATATTGTGAGATTTATGATCAACATTGAAGAAGTTAAATTATATAATCCTGGAGTTCTTCTAACTAAAGTTGAAGATGAACTTCTCGATGAGATCAAGCGCAACATGTATGCGCAAATAAACCCAGAAGATTCTTTAAAAGAATTAAAGCTGCATGAATTTTCATTTAGCGGTTCAAATCCTGATTTAAATTTTAAGATTGATACTGGTCTCACAAAAGTGCTTTCAGATATGTTTTCTGAATACACCAAGAGGTTCAATTATCACCCAGATAAAACCTTTGTCGTTTCAAGAAACGCATGGGTGAATTATCAAAAGAAGTGTCAATTTAATCAGTTACACTATCATACTGATGCTGTTGTTTATATTCTTTATCTTCAAATCCCTTATGATGTTGAAGAAGAATTAAAGAAACCAAATAACAATATTGTTGTTCCTCCAAATCCTCTTTTTGAATTTGTATATTCAAGAGTAGACGGAGAACTTAATAGGAAGCATCTTAGAATAGATAAAACATGGGAAGGAGTGATTGTGATGTTTCCTGCATGCATGTTACATCAAGTCTATCCATTTTATACTTCTGAAGATTATAGAATTTCAATTGCTGGCAACATAAAGGTTGTAAAATGACTTGTCAATCACAAGAACAATATCAACAATTAGAAATCTATAATCCAGGAATCACCAAAGCACAAATCTTTGCTGATATTTTTAATGAGACTAGAAAAGAATTAGAATTCGTTATCAATAATTCTGCCAATGAAAGCAACCAATACACTTATATGCTTTCAGCAAAATTAGAAAACTTTATTTCTGCTGTTGCTCAAGATTATATACAAAGATATAAATTTGGTTCAGAATATTTGCCTCTGATGCCTACTGTAAAAGTTAGTCAAGTTTCTAAAATAAATTTACAGAAGAAATATGAGTTTAGATCTTCAGAATATAAGAGAGATCATTCTCTAGAATGGATTTTGTTTATGCAGATTCCATATGAATATGGAGATGAAAATAAAGTTTCTAAAATTATTGAGAATGATACCAACTTCAATTCAAAATTGGAGTTTGTATACAACACATTAAATTCAGGGATCATGTCTCATTGTATCACTTTAGATAAATCAATCGAAGGAACTATGCTCATGTATCCTGGATATATGAAGAATATTATGTATCCATTTTATACTTCTGACGATTATAGAGTATTTTTGACTGGTAAGATATGGACTCTTAACCAAGAAAACAAATATGTCATCGGTAGACAAAAGGATATTTGGTAATGCAATGTGACTTATTATTTCCACAACCAGTATGGATGGAACAATTAAAGATTAATAATGATCTTCTTTATAGATTGTGCGATAAGATTACTAAAATGGATCCAAAAGGAAGACAAAGAAGTAATCGTGGTGGTTGGCAAAGTGGTGACATTCAATCTGGTGAACATCCAGAAATGGCAGCTTTGGAAAGTGCGATAATAAAAATGTCAGCTCAATGTTTTGCTGATCTTGGTTGTAATAAAAAAGTTGAATTACATAACTTTTGGATAAACATAAACGATAAATACAATTACAATGATGTTCATGTACACCCGAATGCGCTTTTATCTGGTGTATATTATTTGAAATGCTCTGATAAGAGCGGCGATATAGTCTTTCCTAGAAACTTCTCTGATGGTTTTATTTTAGCTAAGATGGAAGAAGAAGGTAATAGAGAGACTCGCTTAACACAGATGTTCGCAAGATATAAACCTGTTGTTGGAAGAGCTTATATTTTCATGGCTCATGCTCCACACTATGTTGAACCTAATATAGAAGAAGAGCATAGAATATCAATCGCTTTTAACGTTGGTTGTAAGTAATTGATTTTATTAGGTTTTTTTTCACTTTACTTTTACATAAGTTTACTATATAATAGTTCTTATAAGTTGCCCATATAGCACAGCGGTAGTGCAATCGCCTTGTAAGCGATAGGTCGGGAGTTCAAATCTCTCTGTGGGCACCAAGTTTCATGGACCCATCGTCTAACGGTTAGGACACCATCCTTTCACGGTGGTAATCGGGATTCGAATTCCCGTGGGTTCACCAATTCTTGTAGCGATGGCTGAGAGGTCAAAAGCAACAGTCTGCAAAACTGTAAAGTCGTGGGTTCAAATCCCACTCGCTACTCCAAAGGTATGTAATGGCTAAACCGAAGATTGCTTTGTTCCGTCATCATCCTGAGGCATCGAGAGAATGCGTCGAAGGTATGGTCAAAGCATTGTCTTCTGATTTTAAGATTAAAGTCTTTTCTGAAAAAGAATGTAATCCTAAAACTTTTAGAAATATTGATATTGTAGCGTTTCCTGGAGGTCATGGTGACTCGGATGCTTACAATAAACTGCTCAAGCCAAACTTTGAAGCAGTAACTGAATTTGTTGATAATGGTGGACGTTATCTTGGCATCTGTATGGGTGCTTATTGGGCAGGTCCACATTATTTCAATATATTAAACGACATAAAAGTTGTTCAGTATATTAAACGTCGTAGAAGTGAGATTAAAAGATCATTCCCTACGATTGCTCCTGTGTTTTGGGAGAATAGATATCATAATATGTTTTTTTATGATGGTCCAACTTTTGTTGCTGAGAAACAAAATTATAAGACTATCGCAACATATTACAGCGGTGAGCCAATGGCAATTATGCAGAAGCGTATTGGTCTAATTGGTTGTCATCCTGAAAGTTTGAAGTCATGGTATCGTGCGAATTATATGCAACAGCATTGGCACGAATATGAGCATCATAATCTATTGTTAGATTTTGTTGATCAATTGATGGAAAGATAATGCACGATTAACTCAATGGCAGAGTGTCTCTTTTACACGGAGAAGGTTGGGAGTTCGAGTCTCTCATCGTGCACCAAATTATGTCACCTTAGCTCAGTTGGTAGAGCACTTGCCTGAAGAGCAAGGTGTCCTCGGTTCAATTCCGAGAGGTGGCACCAATTTGCGAGTGTGGCGTAATTGGTAGCCGCATCAGACTTAAAATCTGACGCCGAAAGGTTTGTGGGTTCGAGTCCCACCGCTCGCACCATTCGCGACGGTTCTACCATCGTTAATCGGTAGCGCAGTGCTTGGCTGCGAGAAAAGCCCCTTTACGGCAACCAAGCAAGATTTTGCCCGATTAGCTCAAAAGTAGAGCACACGACTGATAATCGTAAGACAAAGGAGCGTTACCTTTATCGGGCACCAATTTAGATACAACCAAAGGAGGTCGTATGTCTAAAACATTTTTGATTGGCGACACGCACTTTGGTCATGAAAAGACTTGTACAACGTTCAAGAGACCTGATGGTTCTCCATTGCGTCCTTTCGCTAATGCGGAAGAAATGAATGTTGAAATGATCAAGCGATGGAACGCAACAGTAAAGCCTGAAGATAAAGTTTATCATTTGGGTGACGTTGTGATGAACAGAAAATTCTTACACATCGTTAAAGAATTGAATGGTAGAAAAGTTTTGATTCGTGGCAATCACGATATTCTGAAAACACAAGAATATATTGATGTAGGATTTACAGAAATATATGGTATTTGGGAATTGAACAGTTTTATATTGTCACATGTCCCATTACATCCACAAAACTTAGAATATCGTTGGAAGTATAATATTCACGGACATCTTCATGCTCATGTTATGGATGATGATCGATATATCAACGTTTCAGTTGAACAGATCGATTATACTCCAATTGATTTTGAAGTTATTCGTAAAAGAATTGAGGCTCGTTAGCATAGTTGGCCTAATGCGCTGGCCTGTCACGCCAGAGATCATGGGTTCGAATCCCATACGAGTCGCCAATTTGCACCACTAGCTCAATGGCAGAGCACTCGGCTCTTAACCGATTGGTTGAAGGTTCAAGTCCTTCGTGGTGCACCAGTTCGCCGCCATAGTACAAAAGCAGTACAATGCTTTGGTAAAGCATAGACGATGGAGCATTACCATCTGGTGGCATATATAGAGTGATGCGGAAATAGCTCAGTTGGTAGAGCACTTCCTTGCCAAGGAAGATGTCGCGAGTTCGAGTCTCGTTTTCCGCTCCAATGGTGATTGTAGCTCAATGGTAGAGTCCAGGATTGTGATTCCTGTCGCTGTGGGTTCGAGTCCCATCAATCACCCCAATTTATATTAGGATAAATAATGGCTACGAAAAACGATGTTACTGGTGATAGTATTAGATCAAAATTAGGAAACCAAAAAGCATACGCTGCTAATTGGGATAAGATTTTTGGTAAGAAGAAAAAAGTAACAAAAAAGAAATCAGAAAAAATGTCACTCAACCTTTCGGTGTAGAGTAATTTGGTAAGACCAAGGACATTAGTAGGATCCAGCTAAGGTGTACAACTTAGCACTCTGTTGGCCACAGAGGGAAAAGATAAACCGAACATTTTATGCCCCTATAGCTCAATGGATTAGAGCGCAACGCTACGGACGTTGAGGTTAGGAGTTCGAGTCTCTTTAGGGGTGCCAAGGTAATGTAGCATAGTGGCTAATGCAACTGCTTCATACGCAGTCTATCGTCAGTTCGAGTCTGACCATTACCTCCAGATTTGCCCAGGTGATGGAATTGGTATACTTACTTGTCTTAGAAACAAGGTTTTGCGAGTTCGAGTCTCGCCCTGGGCACCACTTTTAAAAAATATTTAATACAAGAAATAATAAAACAAAATTCCATAAACTAAATAATCGTGCACCATCCGCCAATTATTTTTTATGGAATTGTCATGTCCAAATTATTATTCATCCTCAAGCGCAGAGAAGATTACAGCGCAATCATCCACAACAATGTTGGTCTAAGTACAGGATTATACAATTCTGCCAAATTCATGGATGACATGATGAAAGGTATGGGAATTGATTCTGAATTAGAAGTCGCAATTGATAACAATTGTATAGACCGTCTAGTCAATAAACACAAACCAACTCATGTCATTATAGAAGCTCTTTGGGTTGTTCCTTCTAAATTTTCAGTTTTACAAAAACTTCACCCTAATGTTACTTGGATTGTTCGCCTACACAGCGAAATGCCATTTATGTCAGGCGAAGGTATTGCGATGGATTGGATTGTTGAATATTCTAAATTTAAGAATGTTCTTGTTGCATGTAATGCTCCAAGAATGACTAGAGAAGTTGCAATGATCATTGGTGATGCTAAGACAATTTATCTACCGAATTACTACCCACAAGATTATGTAACTAAAGAATTTGATAAAAATAAAGAATACATCGATGTTGGTTGTTTCGGTGCAATTCGTCCATTGAAGAACCAACTACTTCAAGCTTTTGCAGCTTTGCATTTTGCAGAAAGAATCGGTAAGAAATTAAGATTCCATGTCAATGTTGGTAGAATTGAAATGAACGGCGACCCTGTTAAGAATAATATTAGAACATTATTTGAACAGTTGGCAGACACTGGTCATCAATTAATTAATCACCAATGGACGCCAAGAGAAGAGTTCTTAAAATTATGTGCGACAATGGATATTGGTTTACAGTGTAACTTCTCAGAAACGTTTAACATTGTTAGTGCAGATTTGATTAGTCAAGGTGTGCCGATTGTTGGATCTAAAGAAATTCCATGGTCATCTTTTATATCAAACGCTGACCCTAATGATAGTGCAGATATTTCAGACATGTTAGTGTTCGCTTATTGTTTTCCACAATTGAATGTTAAGTTGAATCAGCGTAACTTAAGAAAATATACAGATAAAACAAAGAAGATCTGGTATAAATATTTCAATTAGGAGAACACAATGAGCCATCATCCAAAACATCATACAGTAAGATTCCACAAGTGGATCAATGGGATTCTAGGAACATCAGATCACCATTTCGAAACTTTGGAAGAAGCAATGGCATTCTCATCATCTATGAGTGCAGATACTGTAAAAGTTTATGACGATCAAGGACAACTCGTCCATCAAGCAGAACAGCAACCTCAAGAAACATACGCCTAAGTTATTGTTTTCATTTGATATTATTATACTTTACTTTTACAATTATAACAAGTATAATAGATCTTATATTGAGGGATCGTCTAACTGGCAGGACCGCTGACTTTGACTCAGCTAATCGTGGTTCGAATCCACGTCCCTCAACCACAATGGCCACGTAGCTCAGTTGGATAGAGCATGGAGCTTCTACCTCCATGGTCGGGAGTTCGAATCTCTCCGTGGTCGCCAATTCCCAAACATCATTTAATAAATAAACTGTAGCCCAGAAGGAAATTAATGATGTCTGAAAAAAAGTTAGCTGTTGAATATCACAAAACTTTAAACCCTAAAGTCTGGGGTGGAAAGGACGGCAAAACACTTAAGCCAGAAGTGCGTCAAAAGTGTCTAGAGATCGCAAAAGAATTCGAAAAGTTCTGCGAAACTCCGCTTAACGTTGACGAAGTTGTTTTAATTGGTTCAAATGCCAATTATAACTGGAATCCAACATCTGACTTAGATATCCATATTCTTTGCGATATTAAAGCATTAAGCAATTGTAAAGAATTAACAAAAGAGTTCTTCGACGTCAAGAACAAAAAGTTCAAAGAACAGTACGACATTCGCATTTATGGGTTAACAATCGAAGTCACTGTTCAAGACGAGAAGGCAGGATTTGAATCTGATGGTGTGTACTCTCTAACAAAAGGCAAATGGTTACATGAGCCAAAGTATTCAGTACCACAATATGATAAAGATGAAGCAAAAAGTATTTCTAATGAGTGGAAAGACAAAATTCTAAAGGCGATCAAAAAGCCAAGCGCCACTCATAAGTCGTTGCAGAAAGTAAAAGATGACTTGAAGAAATTACGTCAGAGCGGCTTAAATCGTAAAGGCGAGTTCGATGAAAAGAATATCGCATTTAAAGATTTGCGCAGAACTGGCGTTGTTGAGAAGTTGAAGAAAGAAAGAGACAAGAAGTTAAAAGACGAATTGTCGTTGAAGTAAAAAATGTGAGGTTTACATGTCATTAATTTTGGTTACCGACAGTGCGGGAACACCAAGAGAATGGGCAGACTTAGAAACTGCCTGTGCATATTATGCTAAAGGAAAAGTTCTTTGGGAAGTTGGAACAAACGTCAAAGAATTTGTTGGTGGAAAGAATAAAAAAGGCGAAACATCAAAAATCGCCATCTCATCAATCATTGGCGTCACTGGTCCAATCTTCGGAAAAGAATTTTACGATAAAGAAAGCATTTTCACAGATCGTGCGATTTTATACGCTCGCGATCATTACCTGTGCGCATATTGTGGAGAACAATACAGTTTTGGTGTATTGACGATCGATCACGTATTGCCAAAATCTCGTGGCGGCAAAAACATCTGGATGAACACAGTTACAGCTTGTAGAGATTGTAACCACAAGAAAGGAAATAAGACTCCAGAAGAGGCAAGAATGCATCTTCTATATGTTCCTTATGTTCCAACAAGACATGAAAAGATCCTCCTAAAGAACCGTAAAATCCTTGCAGACCAAATGCAGTTCCTACTGGCTAGGATACCTAAGACCTCTAGGGTTTGGTCCAACAGGAGCCTTATGGGAGGTCTTGCGTAAGTCATTGATTTTATTTGAAAAATAATGTTTGCCTTTTTCAATTGAATAAGGTATAATAGTTGTAATGCTAAGAAATTAGTGTTTTGTTTATATTATGAAGGAGCGAATATGTCTAAAAACACACAAGGGTACATTCTGTACAATATGATGAAAGCTGCTGGCGATAAGGGTGTAACTAAGACCCAAATTGCTCAAAAGCTCGGAGTCAAAGAAAGTTCAATCGGTATCTATCTGTTCGGTCTTCGAAAATTCTTTAATGCTGAGTTTGACACCGTCAAGCAAGGTCGTAAAGTTATTTCTTACAAGTTGGTAAATGCTGACAAAATCCAAGTCCGCGCCACTCGTAAAGGTTCAAAGGCTGCTACAGTTAAGACTGCTGCACCTATGGTTAAGTCAGTTAAGAGTGCCAAAGTCGATAAGGCTGTTGCTCCCGATGCGGATCTGCATGTTGCAGAGATCTCTGATCGTGAGTTCTCAGATATTAAATCCTCATTGGGTTTAATGTGATCTCGGGGGGATTATTCCCCCCATTTTTTTGTCTCCATTGTGAGACGCAATTTTTGTCACCATTTGTGTGACGCAGGAGTTGTTATGAAAATTGAATATCGTGTTAAATCTATTAAAGAAATTATTGAATTGACTCTTAATGGAAGATTAAATCCCGATCCAATCGGTCAACGTCCACCAACCTCTCAATCATATAATAAGAGCGAACAGATTGTTAAATCTGCGCTTTATGGTAGTGGTATTGGTCTTATCACTCTGCGAGATATTTCGCAAGATTCTGAAATGCAAAAAACATATCCAGGTGTTGATTATCTGGTTATTGATGGCGGTCACCGCATTCGCGCTCTTACTGACTTCTACAATAATAAATTTAGTGTGGCTGGTAAAAAAATTAAAGATATGAAAGAATTAAATCTTTCAGATTATCCAATCTGTTTAGATATTACTGTTTGCACTTCGCAAGAAGCTATCACTAAATTTCGCAATTTAAATCAAACTACTCCTGTTAATCCTATGGAGATGTTGATGTGTGACGATCAGTCTAAAATTTGTAAAGCTGTTCGTTCTGTTACTCGTCAATATGCGGAATATAAAAATGAACGACATTACTTATTTGAGACTAAATTTGACAAACAGGGACTAGAGAAATCAGAATACTTCGACATGGCTCCGAATCATCGTCGTAAGTGGGATGAATATGTGTTCTTAGCATTCATTAAAGCTGCTGGTGGCGGCAATGTCGACGCAGGTTTGTCTGAGTTCCAAAAAGCAATCGATGACGAATATAAAGGTAAAAACTTTCTCACAAAAACTGCGCAAGAACGAGCTATGCGGTTTTTAGATGATATCTACGGACTTGCTAAAGAACGTAAACCCTACAAATTCAATACCGATATTTTTGCCGCATTGCAAGTTGTATGGTTTGGTCTCTATGAAAGAAACAAAGAATTTAGTATTAATGATTATGAAAAGTTCTACAAATCTTTTATGAGAGCTTATTCTCTCTTTACAGGTAATTCTGATAAGACTTATAATGATAAGACTCACGTTTTTGATGGTGAGACTTATCTGATTAAAGAATTTGTTCGTAAAAATATTACGAATTTTTCAAATCATAAAGTTCAAAAAGAATGTGCTAATTTATTAATTAATGAAATGTTGTCTGATGATAATGATGTTGATTCTATTGGCGTCATATTCTGTGACACTAAACGTAGTCTAACAACTGCTGAACGTGAACAACATTTGGCAATACAAGGATATGTTTGCGCTATTGATGGTTTGCCATTGCGATTAGAAGATTCTGTATGGGGTCATGACACTCCTTGGGCTAAAGGTGGCTCTTTACATGATGGCGCTGTAATTCGCCGCACTCATAATACTGATATGGGATCAACAACTCTTGACGAATATCGTATGATTCTTGAAATACGAAAGAAGAAGACTGCATAATGAATATTTTTTACTTAGATAAAGATCCGCGTATTGCTGCCGAGTATCACTGCGACAAACATGTCGTTAAGATGATACTCGAGTCAGCCCAGCTTCTGTCAACTGCTCATCGTCTACTTGATGGTCAGCAATACATTGAACAAAAAGCGACCACTGGTCGCAATGTGAAGCGATGGCGTTTGCCTGATGCTCGTGAGCAAGTCCTTTATGGTGTTACTCATGTTAATCATCCAAGCGCAATCTGGTGTCGCAGCAATATTGACCATTACCGTTATCTGTATGACTTGTTCTGTTATCTAATGGACGAGTACACTTACAGGTACGGTAAGGTTCATAAATGTGATAACATGCGAGGTGCATTGTTTAGTTGTCCAATGAATATTGACTACGAAGCACCGTGGCAAGATCCTCCACAGGCGATGCCTGACGATAGTAAAGTTCTTGGTAATTCTGCACAAGCTTACAGGAACTACTATATAAATCATAAGGCATATATGGCTAAATGGACTAAACGCCCTATGCCTGACTGGTGGACAATTTAAAGGAAAATAAAATGGCTAATAATACTCACTGGGGTTATCACCTCATGGTTGACTGTCACGATTGTGATCGTGGTACAGTAACAAATCCTGAAAGAATTAAAAAATTCTGTAAAGAATTAGTTAAGAAAATTGACATGGTTGCATATGGCGAACCTCAAGTCGTACATTTTGCTGAACATGATCCAGAAAAAGCTGGTTATACTCTACTTCAATTAATTGAAACTTCAAATATCTGCGCTCACATGATGGATGAATCAGGTGACGTTTATCTTGATGTTTTCTCTTGTAAGACTTTCGATCAAGAAACAGTTCTTAAAGTTGTTAAGAAATATTTCAAACCAAAAAACTATAAAGTCATGTTCTTAACAAGAGATGCGACACCAAGTCGATTGAAATAAGAGAATATTATGGAATACACTTTTCTAAATAAAAAAACTAAAAAGATTGAAACTCATGAGATGAAAATCTCTGAGTATGATGACTTCGTTAAGAAGCATCCCAATCTTGAACGTTATCATGATGCTCCTCCAATAATTGCTGGTTCTCGTGGCGGTGAACATTTAGACGCTAAGACCGATAATACTTGGAAAGAAGTATTGGCTAAGATTGGTGAGCAAAACCCTCGCTCGCCTCTCGCAGATAAATATCGTAAGAACAAGTCGGTCAAAGAAGTCAAGACTAATCAAATTATTGAGAAGCATGCAAAAATTGCTACTGAAAAACAAAAGGTGAAACGTGGCTAGAAAAATATCTGAAGAAGTTTTAGTTGATAAAAAACAAACAGCAAAATTCAAACTAAGCGATTTGAAGATATTTGAGCCACTGACCGAAAACCAAAGACTATTTTTCCAAGCTTACGATAAAGGACATTACTTTGTAATGTTAACTGGTTCAGCAGGAACTGGTAAATCCTTCATCGCAATGTATAAAGCTTTACATGAAGTTCTCGAAAAAGAAAAATCATTCAACAAAATTGTAATTGTGCGTTCAGCTGTACAATCTAGAGATATGGGATTCACTCCTGGATCTGTTGAAGAAAAGATGTCTTTATATGAACAACCTTATATGCAGATCTGCTCTCAATTTTTTGGTAGAAGAAATGCATATGAGGAGTTGAAAGAACAACGTAAAATTGAGTTCATTTCAACCAGTTTTATTCGCGGAATGAGTTTTGATGATGCGATCATTATAGTCGATGAATGTCAAAATTTAAACTGGGAAGAACTGTCTACTATTATGACACGTGTCGGTTATCGATCTAAGATTATATTCTGTGGCGATTATCGACAAACTGACTTGTATCGCAAAAATAGCGATAAGTCTGGATTGGTCAAGTTTCATAATATTGCAAAAACGATGAATGCATTTACTAATATTGAATTCACAACTGATGACATTGTTCGCAGCAGTTTAGTTAAAGACTTCTTAGTTGCTGTTGACAAATACGAAAAGGAAAATAACGGTTGAAAACTTTTAATCATGATTTTGTGACATTGCCTAAAATGTCAACAGTTAATATTGACGGAACTCGATATTATGTCACTCCACAAGGTAATCGCTACCAGTCAGTTACAACTTTAACTGGCAAACTTAACGCTAAAGAAATACAAGAATGGCGTCAACGTGTAGGCGAAGAAAAAGCCAATAAGATCTCAACACGTGCAGCTAATCGTGGCACTTCTATGCATAAAATGGTCGAGAACTATTTACATAATCGCCCATTAAACTTACAAGAAGAAAATAATCCTCTTAATAAAGAAATGTTTGTAAAGATCATGCCTTTGGTTGATCGTTTAGACAACATTAAGATTATTGAAGGCGCGATGTACAGTGACGAATTAGAGTTGGCTGGCACAACCGACTGTGTCGCCGAGTATAACGGCGATCTCGCGGTTATCGACTTCAAGACGTCCACTCGTATGAAGAAGAAAGAAAACGTCAAGAACTACTGGATGCAGGGTGCTGCTTACGGTAAAATGTACCATGAACATTATGGTGTTGCACCTAAGTCGGTCATTCTAATGATTTCAGTTGAGACAGCTGGCTTCGCTCAAATTATGATTGAGCCATATGAAAAGTGTCTCGAGATGTTAATAGAGTTTAAGAAAACTATTTGACATTACAGTCAATTGACGGTATAATAGAGTGTCGGCTTTGAAATAAATAGATTAGATATATCTAAGGAGTCTAAAATGGCACAGCCAGTATTGAAAGATTTAGGTGGTGGAACTGTTACAACAGCATATTCTGAAATTCCAGCAAATGCTCTTGCAACAAAGTTTTACAACAGTCTCGGTGGACAATTACACTTAATTGGTACACCAGAACAAATTGCAGCAGCCGATGTGCTAATGCAAAAAAGTCCAGTTGTATTTGATAATATCGAGTACAATTTTAGAGCATAACACTAAGAATTAATTATGGGTGGATATGATAATAAGACCTCAGTTGATCTTTCTAAAAAAAGAAAACTTGGTGGTCTAATGAATGCATTAAAGTCGGGAGATTTGTATAAAGAATATATTAATCATCCGACAGCACAATATGAAGTGACTTTTCTTGAATATAAGAAGAAAAGAAAACAGCGTAAATATTGAGTGTAAAATTGGACCAGACGGGAAGTGCGACTCTTCCCCATCTCCACCAAAAGCATATTGTTAGCTGTCTGCAGCAGCGCCCATAAAGATACACAATATGCTTCTGACGGGGATGCGTAGGATCGATGGACAAAAAATAAACTTAATTCGCTCGAAAGGTGACGAACGTAATTCGCACAAACAAAAGTAACAGCAAATGATAGCTCTTACGATCTTGCGTTAGCTGCCTAATAAGTAGTTAATTGCTAGGGTTTGGTAGGTTTCCTAGTAACAGAAAACCTACCCATTATTCGGATATGCCCAAGTCCATGTACCATCAGGTAAATAGAACTTTCTTCTTCCTGTTGCTGTTTTAGACAATTTGGCTGATCCTTTCTTTCCATTAGCTGAAGCATAAGGATTATGTTTGCCTTTAGTTGTTGGTTTACCTTTACGATAATTGCTTATAGCTTTTTTGTGTTCTTCTGATATTGTTCCACCCTTATTTGTAAAATTCCATGTTTTGTTTATGACGTCTTTAGGAATTTCTAAAGTCTCAAAAAATGAATGTGTGGAACTACACTCTGTATTGAAAAATGTACAGAGAGGACAAATATAAGTATTCATGCTGACACTCCTTGTTAGTGTTAGAGCCTGTGGATATTACCAGTATCGCGACAGGCACTTTTTATTTATAAAAGTTATCGCTGTAAAATGGAGGCAACTAACATGACAGCAGTAGATAAGATCGATAGGTTTATTGATCGAAACGAAGATATGATTTACAGAATTGGTATTCTGTTCTCATTTATATTTTTAGCAATTGTAATTCCTGCGCATCATCTAATTCAAGCCAGAGCGCAATTGACTGAATCTGAACTTATGCATCAACGCTATGTTGATGAAAAGAATATTGAAGTGCACGATCTTAATCTAAGGATTGAAGACATTTCGGCAAAGTATCAAAAAACCGAGTCCTTTAGAAAAGAAGTAAACTGTCTCGCTGAGAATGTTTATTATGAGGCAGGAACTCAGGGTAAGGACGGTATGTTAGCAGTGGCTCAGGTCACGCTAAACAGAAAGAAAGCTGGATTCGCTCCAAGTATTTGTGGAGTTGTACATCAAGGATGTCAGTTCTCATGGGTTTGCGAACCTTATAAGCAACCAATTCCTGCATTGTTTAATCGAGCTTATGATATTGCAAAGAAAAGCTTTTTAAATGGTGTAGCAATGGCTAAACTCAATAATGCTTTGTACTTTCATGGTGACTATATTAATCCTGATTGGAGCAGTAAGAAGTTTATTACTCAAATCGGGCAGCATAAATTTTATGGGGAAAAGTAATGGCGACTAAAGACGAAAAGAATAATTTTTCAATTGAGATAGAGAAAATTGTAAAATCTAAGAAACTATCATATCTTGAAGCCATTACAGAATATTGCTCTGAGACTGGTTTAGAAATTGAAATGGCGGCAACACTTTTAAATGATGTGTTAAAGTCTAAAATTAAATTAGAAGCTGAAGAGCTTCGTTATCTCCCAAAAACATCAAAACTCCCTATATGAATGGACATGATGCTTTTCAAATTTACAATGCAGTAAGATTACATTTTACCACTGATAAATTTGATTACTTTACTTACAACGGCAAGACTAGAATAACCGCAGAATCTTTTAATGCGAGGAAAGACAAATACACTTTCCATAAAGTCGCCAGAGTAATTAAAGAAGATGATATGCCGTATTTCTTTGCCGTCAACTTTATGAAAGGTGATGGTAAGTCTTGGATTTCAAGCATGCTCCAAGAAGATGCCAGCAAGAACTTTAAAGAGTGGCAGCATTGGCAAGAGAATCGTTTAATTAATTTAGAAAAAGATCTAAAGAAATTAAAAGGTAAGTTCGAGAAATTAATCATTTGTAAAAATGGTCAGTTTCCCGAACTATTAAATTTTGTGTTTCAAGACGAAATAGCGTATGATAGTCTAGTAATCCTAGACCATTATATTAAACTAATGGATGCTTGGAATACGAAAATCGAGGACGACTTTATATGGACTGAATTTTACAAGAAGTTCAATAAGTATAAACCGTTCTTTTTACATTATGCACCATTGAGTGATCCTTTCTTTAAAAAAGCCATCAAAGATGGTTTGACTTTACAGAAATGAACCTATATAATGATATATGATGGATAATGTGGATAATTCGATAATACTAAACATACTACGCATACGAGGTAATACAAATGGTAGATTTTAAATCACTTAAAGCTAAGTCTTCTACAGACAAATTGACCAAAGCTCTTGAGAGCATGTCTAAAGGTCAAAGCGGCGGCAATTCTAAAGACGATCGTTTATGGTCACCAGAAGTTGATAAAGCTGGCAACGGCTATGCTGTAATCCGCTTTCTAGATTCACCACAAGTTGACGGTGAGGATGGAATGCCATGGGTTCAGGTATTCAATCATGGATTTCAAGGTCCAGGCGGTTGGTTAATTGAGAATTGCTTAACTTCAATCAATCAAAAATGTCCAGTTTGTGAGCACAACAGTTCTTTATGGAACAGTGGTGTTGAAGCAAACAAAGAAACTGCTCGCAAACAAAAGCGCAAACTTTCTTATATCGCCAACATTTTAGTTGTTAAAGATGCTGCTCATCCAGAAAACGAAGGAAAGGTCTTCCTCTTCAAGTTCGGTAAGAAAATCTTTGATAAGATCAAAGAGAAACTAGAGCCACAATTTGAAGATGAGAAGTCAGTAAATCCTTTCAACTTTTGGCAAGGTGCAAACTTCAAGTTGAAGATTCGTAACGTTGAAGGCTATCGTAACTACGACAAGTCTGAGTTCGATGTTATATCAGCTGTCGATGAAGATGATGATAAGATTGAGAAGATCTGGAAGTCTGAGTATTCTCTAAAGGGATTCTTGAATCCTAAAGATTTCAAATCTTATGATGAACTTAAGACTAAGTTGGATCGAGTATTGAATCTTGCTGGAGCATCTAAGCCAAGACATGTAAATGTTGAGGAAGCTGGTGAGGAAGCAATCGTTGAACCAAGTCTTGAAGAAGACGATGACAACTTGAGCTACTTTAACAAATTAGCCTCAGAATAATTGACCAACTCATGTTGGATTCAATTGGGGGAGACGAAAGTCTCCCCTTTTTTTTATTGATCAAGCAAACTTAGTTTATTGTGCACTAAGTCAGTTTGACCCATTACTGTCGCAAGATATGAATAATCTTTTTGATATGCAAATGGTTCAGGAAGTGCTGGAGATTGCGGCTTATTTGAAGCACCAGCTTTTGCTCCTTGAGCCGCTGCAGCTGTTACTGCCGCAGCCATTTTCCCAGCAAAATTGACATTATATTTTTCAGCAATATCGTAAAGTGCGCGATCGTATTCTAATCTATCTCCTTGTTTGCTGAAATCATAATTTTTATTTCTTTCCATTTCTTGTTCTTCAGCTAAAGCTGCAGGGTTTTCATTTATACCCTTATAGATCTGTTTGCGTTGTTCATCAGTTAGACTTTTTGGTCTTACATCTATAGGTGGTGGCGCAGTTTCTTTTCTTTTTTGCAAATCTTTAGAGAATGACGTATCAGAGACAGTGCCTTCTTTAAATCCTTCCCATTTTTGTTGAATTTTTAATAAACTGTCTAACTCTTTTGGTGATAAATCGCTAATTCTTTTTGAGCTATCAACACCAAGTTCATTAATGATACCACCCACATATCCAGCTGAAGCTCCACTAGTCGTACTTCCTGTTGACCACTTTCTCAATGCATCTCCAACTGAAAGATTATTATACTCGCCACCAGTTAATAATTCTTTATGTGCTTTTCTACCTGTTTCCATGTCAGGAAATACAGCAAGTTTAACCCCACCATCTCCGATGACATATCCAACTGCACCTTGTTTGATTGCAAAATCGCCATAAACAATATTTCCTGGATTATTGTTTCTCCAAGAAACAGTTCCTCCAGTTCTAGTTTCATTGCCAATAGTAGTTGTGCCACCACTTCCACTTGGAGTTGTTGCAATTCTTTCCGCACTTTTGTTTTTGCTGCCTGGACCGTCGACATCTGTTTTAGGTGGTTCTACGCTTGGAGTTGCTGGTGCTCTAGAATCAACTGCACTTTTATGGTCAGCTTGGTATCTAGACTGAGCTCTTTGTTTAGCCCAGCTTATGAAAGAGTTTATATCTGGTGGATCAGTCGGAAATTCTTTTTTCCAAACATCATAGTAGTACATATACCATGTTCTTAATTTTTCTCTATATTCACTTGTGACATCTTGTTGAGAATCAATCCACGCATCTAACTCATTTTTTAACATTTCCCAATTCTTGTTGATGTTTTTTCTTAGATCTTCGCCTCTACCAAGATATTCTTTAGTTTGTTTTTCAATATCAGCTTCAACCTCTACAGCATCAGTTTCTCCAACTCCATATTCTGCACCAGGATCAAACATGATGTCAGTTCTTTTCTTTTGTCTAACTAATTCTTCTACTTTTTTCTTATCGCCTAATGCGGAAGCTTTAAGTATTTGTTGTTCAAGATCACCTGATTTATTTGCTTGATATGCTGCACCACCAACTGCTACAGCTGCAGTTCCAACAACTAAAGCGCCAACAGGATTCTCGACAGCAAGTGCTCCTAACCATCTAAGCCCCTTAGCTCCAGCTTGAACTAAAGAAGACCCTATGTCAGCAAGTGCCCTCATTATTGTACCAAAATTTAAAGTTAATATTCCTGTGATTATCCCTAGTGCACTTTTAAATGTGCTTCCTAAAAGATTAGAAAAAATATCAAATATACTTTCTTTTTTATCTTTACTCAATTTCTCTAAAATACTGTCTAGCTTTTTATTTAAATCTTCTAAAGCATATTTCTTTTCAGCTTCTTTTGCTTCTTTTGTTTGGTTGTCTTGTTCTTCACTTTTATTCTTTATAAACTTTACGTCTTTCGCAAGATCTACTAATTTATTTGAATTTTCTTCTTGTATTTTTTTAATTTGTGATAGAACTCCTGACGGTGACATTCTTTCACCAGTCATTTCTTGATTGTCTTTCTCTACTGTTACTCTAGGATTAATTAGCTTGTATTTTTCTTGCTGTACGTCTTTACTTTTAGAAACTCTTTCAGAATTAATATTTTTAATTATTTCTTTAATGTCTTTTCCGATTTCGTTAGAATTCTTTTCAATAGTCGATATTCCACTTGTATTCTTTTTAAGATCATTTCTAATTTCTTTTAATCCACCTTCAACCATTTTATTGAATGATGAAAATTTACCATCAGGAGTTCTGTAGGTTTCTTTTTTATCTTCTTTTTTGTTTTCTTTTTTCGGAGCTTCTTCTTTACTTTTTGCAGGTGTTCTTCTAGTGTATGTGACTCTTTCGCCAACCAATGACTTCATAATGTTGTTTCTAATCTGTTCAGCAATTTCTTTGGCGTCTTTGACGTCAATATTTGGATCTTGTTGTCTAATTGTAGAAACAAGAGATTTGATAGAAAAACCTGTAGCCGTAGCCATTTACTTACCTTCTAGTCTTTATCTGCATTTCTCTCAGTTTTGCCGCTTCTTGTTCTTCTTTAATTTTATTGGATAACATTCCAATATAAATGTCTTTTTCCCAAGGAATCATATCATCGAAAATTCTAAAATCAATTTTATGGTGATAAAGGAGAGAGAAATTTAAACTGTAATAGTCCTTTAACCCATCATTACCAAAGCTTAGATAAAAAAATCGTTGAGACCCTCCAGCACAAAGTTGTGCTTAAATCCGCATTTTGGACATTCTTTATCTAATTCTTTTCTAACTATCGGTATATTATTGAAATATTTAGTTATAAGCTCATATTTTTCAGGAGGAAGCTGCACTATAAACTCTATCAATTCCTCCAATGTAGCATCTTTAGCGTAGTACACATTTTCTTTTTCAAAAATAAAATCAATACACATTGCTATAGATTTGAATTCTGAGTTTTCAACAGTAGGGTCGACATTTGCAATACTTTCTACTATCTCGAATGTTGGCAACTTCATTTGTATTCCGATGTCATCAGAGATCATAATTTTGTTGCTGTAATCTTGATTTGCCACTGGAACTTCTAATAGGTTAATTGAGGATTCAATAACCATTCCGCATTCTTTTTTCTCTTCTCCATCACCAA